GGATCAACGAGAAGTCGAAGATGCTTCGGGGAAACCTGTTCGCGAAGTGTTAGTGAAAGCATTCTACATGTCTGCGGAGTGCTATTCTCTTCGCTTCAACGAAGAGCCCGATCTCGTTGCCCTTTTTGGTGTAGCACCCCATAAAGACGGTGGCGTGCCGTGGATGCTTTGTACGCCAGATGTAGTGCGCGGAGCTATCGCGGTTCTTCACGAAGCTACTTGCTGGCTAAATCAGTGGGCTCGTAAGTACGGAGACCTCTGTAACATCGTAGACCCTCGTAATGTTCTTCATGTCCGTTGGCTGCAAGCAGCCGGTTGTTGGCTCGTTGAGCCCGTTTGGATTAATGGACATCCGTTCCATCCCGTCATCTATCAGGAATCCACGTCGTGTGTGATCCAGTTACCATCATCGCCGGAGCCTCTCTAGCCATCGAGGCCGGTAGCTCCATCGCCGGGGCTTCGGCGCAGAACAAGGCGTCGAAAGCAAACAAGGCCGCTGCTCAGCAGGCGATGCAGGACACCTGGAAAGACATCTCTCTTAGAGAAGTTCAAGAGCAGGACGCCACCTCACTCACCATCATGCAGGCAGATAGACAGGCGCGTTCGGCAGATGCCGTTGCTCGTGTCTCAGCGGGCGAAGCTGGTGTTTCAGGGGCTAGTGTCGATGCTCTTATCGGAGACATTTCAGCACAGGCGTCCACTTTCAAAGTGACGCAGGAACGCAACTTGGACATGACGATCTCGCAGTTACAGCGAGAGAAAGTTAGTGCCAAGAATGTCGCACAAAATCGTATCAATGCAGTACCTCGTGCTAATCCATTCGCAACAGGGCTTCAGATCGCCAGTGCGGGCGTGACCTTCGCTGATAAGATCGTTTCTAGAAAGCCGTCCAAAGGATAACGGATGCCTCGTCAAAGATTGCAAGTAGACAGCGGCATCTCGCCTGCGGGCTTGAAGCCGACTGCTTCACCGGTAGATACCTTCGTCAAAACTGACGAGGGAAGGAAGCTCGAACAACTTGCTCAAGGGCTGGCGCAGTTATCGCCCGCCCTGGGTCGATTCAGCGATACGCTGGCAAAGCGCAGCGCCGAAGAAAAGTTTGCTGCCGGTCAGAAGAAAGCTCGTGAATTAGCTCAGAGTGCAAAGGATTTCAAAGAGGCTATCAGAAGCGGGAGGATTACGCCGGATCAATCTCCGTGGTTCATGGCCGGTTTGCGCGAGCAGTTCGGTCGTCTCGCCGCTGATAGGATGAACTTCGAGATGATGGTCGCTGCTGCTCAGGATGAGACATTGCGGACAACCACTAATGCTGCCGACTTTGACAGCTTTGCACAGAAGTTCGTTCAGCAGTGGCAGCAAACGAATCTCAACGACGGAGATCGTGACGCTCATTTCGAACAGGGTTTCGGCTCTAAGACCGACGCTTATCTCGCAGATCAGCAGCGGCAGTTCGCTGCACAGCTTGCTGGCCGCGTTGTCCGCTTTGCGGGTGACGGGCACTTCAGCGAAGTAATGAACAGTATTCTTGTCGAGCAGGGTCGTCCTGTCGATGCCACTGCGATGGGCGCAAGCATCACGGCGCTGAATGATGCTGCCGTCGCTCGCGGCATGGGCGGCGATCTCGTAAATCAGATGACGGTTGATGCTGTCGTGGCCGCTGCTAAGCGGTACAACGACTCCTCAATTCTGAACATTCTTGAACATGTGAAGTCCGGGCCGACGAACCGCATGGGCGGTCGGGCCATGCTGAGTACGACTCGCTATGGCTCAAAAGAAGTCGAAGACGCGCAGAATCAGATCGCGTCCGACAATCAAGCGCAGAACAACAGAGATTACGAGAACCAGCAGCGGGCTAAACAGGGCCAGGTTGATACTATCATCGGACAAGTGGTGACTGCGCTCGATCAATCTCGTGATCCACATAGCGTTGATCTCAAAGCGTTGCGAGAGGCAATGGGCGCTGTTGCTCCCGATAAGGTTGTCCTCCTCCATCAACTTCAAGATGCTTGGAGTGATAGGACGCTTACTGATGACCCGCTTCAGGTCGCCAGCGCATTCAGGCGCGTCTACACTCCTAATGAAGGAGAGCGTGCCACAAGCCTAGAAGATGCGTCCGCACTTCTAGCGAATCGCGGTATTAGTGTTACGACCTACCGCGGGCTAGTGAATGAAATCATTCAACGCGACACCACTGGCGGTGCCAGCAGGTTCGAGCGCGATCCGTTATTTAAACAGCTTCAGCGGCAAATGCGAACCATGTTCGTAGCTGAGTTCGGTTTCGATAATCCTGCCATGCGGCAGCGTGCTGAAGAGGCTGTTGATGAAGTTTCAATGCAGTACATTCGTTGGCGCAGTGGTCCTGGTAAGGATGCCAATGAAGTGGCAGCGCGTCAGTTCGTTCATGATGTTCGACTTCAAGTGTTCCGGTCTAAATCGGGAAGCTCCGAGGTTAAAGACTTCGACAAGATTCCTGAAGCTAATTTGAATCCGCAGCGGCCTGATCCAGCAAAGCAGCTAGTCACCGATCCTACAAACATTCGACTACTGGAAACAGAAGTTGAACAGATTAGTCAAGGGAAGCGGAACACGCTTTCTTCACAGGCTATTTCAGTCCTTCAATACGCAGGCGTTGAGCCTACAAGAGAGGCTATCGCTGCATTCATTAAGCAGCAAAACCTTCTCATTCGCGATTTCGTTCCACCCGATTCTATTCCCAACTAACGCCCTGCGGGGCCTTGAAGGACACTAGTGAGCAACCCGATTCAGCAGTCCACCGGAGGTGCGCTTCCGACGAAAAGGCAACAACCACCCACTGACTGGTCGCAGGCGTCGGCTGAAGATTACAACGCAGCGCTAATGCAGTCTCTTCAGAGTGATAGTACTTCAACCTCTCAGACTGATAAGCAGCAATCACCAGAGACACCAATTCATGGTTTTTGGCATCGTCTGTTATTCGGTGTTGAGGGAACAAGCCGTGTTAAGGAAGCTGCGCGAAGTGTTCCTCGTGGTTTTGCTGGTGCAGCGAACAGCATTGGGCGCGCTGCTTTTGAACTGGGCGCGGTCACCAGCCGGAGAACCGGCATCGGTGAACGGATAACGCCCGGATACAATGCAGCCTATGATGAAGCAGGGGGCGCACGTCAGTTTCTTGCAGACGAAAATACTGACATCGTTGATACAAACGAAGCTTACGGTCAACGCAGTGATGATCCGCTTGCCTCCTTTGCAGAAAGTACTGTGCAGTTTGTCAGCGGGATGGCACTGCTCGGTGGGACCAAAGGCCCCGGCATCATCGTGAGAGCAGCTCTTTCTGATGCCATTGCCTTTAATCCTTACGAAGCGCAACTCGCAGAACTCGCTGCTCGTGCGCCGAACTGGACAGGCATTGGCCTCCTCGGCAAGCTGCTCTCCGTTGAAGGAGATGACAACGCTTTAGTGGCAAGAATCAAACGGTCTGCTGCTGGTGCAATTTCAGGAGCCTTGATCGACGGACTTATCGCCGGAGTGCGTTTCATTCGTTGGAGTCGCGCCCTGAGTAAGACAGGTATGACTTCAGAAGCCCGTGCTGCTGGAGAAGCAGCAATGCGCGAGGCGCGTGAAACACTAGAACGTGTGTCCGAAGGGCTTCACGCATCTGAAGGACAGCACGTCGTTGTCAAACCCACACCTAACGGACAGTTTACTCTAGGGGTGAATCCTAAGTCACCCATTGTTGGCGGTGTTAGTACGACACAAGCAAGCCGCCACGCAGAGTTCGATGCTCTAGGGACAGAAGCTCGTGACTTGTCGCTCATTCCTCAAGCGGAACGGACACCAGAACAAGTTGCTCGTCTTTTTGAAGTTGGTGAGCTGAAAAAGCAATTCTCCGATCTGCTTGAGCCCCCCGCTCGGACGGCAGAAGAAGTCGCACGCGCAGCGGAGATTCCTGAATCGCTGCCTCGTGACATCATCGAGCGTGAACGGCGTCGAGTACAACAGCCAGTGGATGTGGACCGGCGAGCACCATCGCTTCTTACTGACGTAGACCCAAATAACCTCAACGTGGCTCACGCCGCCAAAGAGCGTGCGCGATTCGAGGTAACTGCCGATCAATTAATTGAGATGTCGCAAAACAAGGGCATTGGGGTTGAACAAGCGGCAGAAAATCTTCGGCGCTTCAGCTACCGAGTTCCCAATGAAATTGTTGCTCAAGCAAAGCGCCAAACGATTCGGCAAGAACGTCAGATCGCTGAAGAGTTTCTTGATAATAGCGGAGTCCAATCCACGAGTCGTGGAGAACTAGAGACGCAAGCAGCAGTAATGAACGACGCACTCGACGCGCGCATTCAGGCCTCATCGAGCGTGTCTTCTGCTGAACTTGCACAACACCAGCAATTTGCTAAGGAGCTATTTGCTGCTCAAACGCCAGCAGAGATTGCTGCTCGCGCTGAGACAGCGAACTTCAACCTCTCCTACTACGCTACGCAGCCCGAAGTCATGGCTCAGATTGAAGCCATCTCAAAGCAGTTTCGCAGCGCGATGGATGAAGTTCAGAGCCGTCCTGGCGGCGTACCTGTAGAAGAGTCTATCCGCATTGCTCGCGAAGCCATCGGTGGTATGACGGAACGCGAAGCTCCTGCCGTTATCGTGGCAAAGCTTAAGACTACTGAAGACCTCCATGCTTGGCTTCTTGCCAGTGACATGGTGATGCGCGACCAAGGTAAAAGGCTCGCCAGAATGTCCGAGCTTCTCGATGCAAGACCGCACGATGTGATCGCACACGAGGAAGCTAGAATTGCCTTGGAAAACTTCTACCAGACTACCCGCGAAGTAGCGGGAGCCAATAGTGAAGTCGGGCGCTCGCTCCGTATTCTACAAGAGCGTGCATCTGCATCAGCGCTGTCAAAGCCACTCAAATTCAAAGCAGAAGGTGCAACGGCTGCAGCAAAATCTAAAGTGACAGCCCCCACTGAACCAGTTCAAATCACTGCCGGTATGTCTCATCGTGAGATCGCCGCGCAAGCTCGTATGATTCGCATGGCTGATGGTGCCCCCCGCGATGTGTTTGCAGTTGCACACGCTGCTCAAGTCATTAAGAATACTAGCAATCTGAGCAGGGCGTTCGAGCTATTCGCGAACTTCCTACTCTCCGGCCCTCGCACCGTTCAAACCGTCTTCGTATCTGGCGCAGGGCTCAACATCTTCGAGCCGTCTGTCAGAATGCTAGCCGGGGCTGCCACAGGAAATCGCGCGCTGTTTCGTGAAGGCGCAGACATCATGTGGGGCAACTTCAAGTACATCTCGGAAAACATCAAGGGCATGAGAATGTCCCTCAATGCTGGCCGCAGCATCATCAATCCGCAGCCGCAGCACATCGCTATCGGCGGCGTTACTGGTGATGTCGTTCGTATTCCTGGCCGCGTTCTCGGTGCGGCAGATGAGTTCTCTCGTCTCACTGCGTACAGAGCCTTTGTGCGTGCCAAGTCTTTACGACTCGGGCGCGAACAGGGACTCACAGGTGCAGCGCTAGAGGAGCGTGTTGTTGAAGACCTTCGGGCTGCATTCGATACAGAGACCGGCATCGCCACGCTTCCCGAAGCACTGAGATATGCAGAGGTGCCAACGATGGCCGCTCCTCTGGGACGTGAAACGTTTGGTGGCGGGTTTCAGACTTTCGTGAACAACCACCTTGAAGCGCGCTTCATTGCGCCCTTCGTGAAGGCGTCGGTCAACATCTTCCGATACGTCCACAAGAGTATCCCAGGCCTCAACCTCCTGAATCGCGAGGTGCGTGAAGCGCTGGCGCGAGGTGGAGAAGAGGCGGCAATTATTCACACTCGTTCGGCTGTTGCAGGTTCGCTCTATGCCTTCGGTCTCTACCAAGCGTCTGCTGGTAACCTCACCGGGCGCGGCCCGTCTGATCCAGACCTTCGGCGTTTGTGGCTTGGCAACACTGCTGAAGGTAAAGGTCGCCAGCCATACTCTATCAGAGTCGGCGGGAAGTGGATCAGCTATGCTCGTCTTGATCCGCTAGCTATGCCGCTCGGTTTGATGGCCGATCTCAGCACGATCATTCACGAGTCAGATGAGAAGGCGGCAGAGCCTACGGACATGGCTTACGCGACGGTTTCGGCATTGTTTTATAATCTGTCGAGCAAATCATACCTCTCAGGCATCACGCAGTTCTCTGAGGCGTGGGGCAGCAATGATCCGCACGCGACAGCACGCTGGATGCAGAATTTCGCAGCCAACGCCGCTGTGCCGCAGTTAGCAAACTCGCTGAATCCCGATGATGTCTACCGTGATGTGCAAGGCCTGGCTGACGCCATCATCGCTCGAATCCCTGGGTGGAGCACGACGCTCGATCCTCGGTTCGACATCTTCGGTGAACCGATGATGAAAACTCCTGGGCTATTGAATCGCAATCAGATTCTCACAGCGAAGGACACAGGCCGCTCAGTAGAAGACGATCTTCTGACCCTCGGTCACGGGCTGTCTCCGCTGACTCCGAAGATTGAAGGCGGTCTCATCAACCTTCAGGATCGCAATACGTTCGACAATGGTACAGGTAAATCACCATTTATCAGAATGATGGAGTTAATCCGTCGTCCTGCAGATGGTAGCCCGTCGTTGCGCGAAGCCATGAACGAGCTTGTACGGTCGTCAACGTGGCAGGAAGCCAGCGATGGCACGTCCCTGTTCCCCGGTGGGGAGCGGTGGATTCGTGCTGCCGCCTTGAAGAACAAGTATGAAAGTCGTGCGTTGAGGCAAGTGATGGACGAGTACCCGAAACTGATGAATCAGATTCGAGCCGTCCGGAGAATGCGCGGCGCAGCAATCACGAGCGGCGAATCTGGTGTTCAACAAATTGAACAACTGTTCGGCGTCTCTCCCAGGTAAAACAGCAGGCCCTCTAAAGGTGACCGGTAGCAACTACGGGCGGGGGCCTGCCTCTCCCCCTCCTCTATATGGATGACGAACCACAACTAGAACTGCAGCGGTCAGTCGGTCGCGTGGAATCGAAGCTCGATGCTCTTATCCATGAAGTCCGAACATCTAATGCCAGACACATCAGTGTTGGCGCGGCCCTATCAAAACGCATCGGCAAGGTTGAGAAGTGGCAGACTCGTATTATCGCTGCTGGTAGTACGGTAACAGTCATTGCTGGTCTTCTTTTCAAGTATCTCACTCTTCAAAACAAGTAAGGATTGTCTGTGGCTGAAATTCCTCAGAGCCCTGAGCACGACACTGAACTCAAGAAGCAACTCGACATCAAGACGCGGCTCGAAACCAAGTGGTTAGAGCGCATGGAAAAGATGATAGACAGTGGGGAGATCACGTCCACAGACATGGCGACTCTCGCCCGCGTGCTCATGCAGAATGGGTGGGTGATCGACGCTAACAAACTGCCTCAACAGCTTCGAGACAAGCTCACGACACATCTCTCGTTTGAAGAGGATGATGAAGAGCCAAAGATCAGGATGATGAGATAAGACGTGTACACCGCCGACGAAATCAAAGCGGCGGGTCTCCACGATTTCAGAGTCTTCTTGAGACAAGTGTGGGATTTTCTTCTACTTCCCCCGCCCACGCCTGTTCAGAATGACATCGCGTATAATCTTCAGCACGGCCCGCGCCGGTTCATCATTCAGGCGTTCCGTGGCGTAGGTAAGACCTGGATCACCGTTGCCTTTGTGTTGTGGTGTCTCCTGCTCAATCCTCAACTGAAGATTCTCGTAGTGTCTGCCAACCAGCAACTGGCTGATGACTTCTCGAAGTTTTGTAAGCAGTTGATCCACGGAATGCCGATACTTCAGCATCTCGCTCCTAGAGAAGGACAGCGAGACTCTGCTATCTCATTTGACGTTGGTCCTGCTACACCCTCGAAAGACCCGTCCGTTAAGAGCGCAGGTATCACCGGTCAAATCACCGGCAACCGCGCTGACATTATCGTTGCAGATGACATTGAGATTCCCAAGAACAGTTACACGCACGTCATGCGTGATAGGCTGTCTGGACTAGTCAAAGAGTTTGATGCCGTGCTCAAGCCTGAAGGTAGAGTTATCTATCTCGGCACACCGCAGATCGAAGCAACGCTTTATAGCATCCTGGGACAACGCGGCTACACGATTATGGTGTGGCCCGCAGAGATTCCTAAGCGCATCGAAGCTTATGTCGGTCGGCTTGCTCAGTTCGTCATTAGGCGCATTGAGCAGGGGGCGAAGCCCGGTGATCTAGTAGACCCTAAGCGCTTCAGCAAAGAAGACCTTACTGAGCGTCTCGCTTCATTTGGTGCAAGCGGCTACGCGCTCCAGTTCATGCTGGACACTAACCCGTCTGATGCTGACAGACACCCGCTCAAAACTCGCGACCTCATCATCCACGACTGTGACTCCGAACAGGGGCACGTCAAGCTGGTGTGGGGCGGCGATAAAACGATGGCAATGCAAGACCTTCAGAGTGGCGGATTCGATGGAGACTTCTACGTTCGCGCTGCTTGGAAGAGTGAGGAGATGGCGAAATATGCAGGTACAGTCATGGCTATCGACCCATCGGGACGAGGCCAAGACGAGACCTCCTATTCTATCATCAGCACGTTGCATGGGATGCTTTATCTCAGAGATGTCGGTGGATTCATCTCAGGCTTCTCTGAAGAGACCCTACACTCTCTAGCAACTCGCGCCATCAGGTTCGGAGTCAACTACCTCATTGACGAGCCCAACTACGGCGGCGGGATGTTCAGGCAGTTGCTCAAACCTGTGATGAGTAAAGTAGCAGAGATGGCGCGTCTCAATCCTGCTGATCCAAACCCTAACGCCCGCCCTCCGATGTTTGACGAGGAGTGGAATGGTTGGGCAAGCACGCAGAAAGAGATGCGAATTCTCGACACGCTAGAACCTCTAGTGCAGTCGCACAGGCTCGTGGTGGATCGTAGAGTCATCGAAGCTGACCTTCAGACACAACACGACAAGTCACAGTACTCCTTTATCCAGCAATTCACCCGCATGGCGCGCATCAAGGGCTGTCTTCCTCATGAAGACCGACTCGAATCTGTGAGTATGGGGTGCCAGTACTGGATTGAGCGCATGAGAATTGACAAGGATCGAGCGCTGAAAACGCACAAGGAATCATTAATAGATGAAGAGCTTCGCAAGTTCATGGAAGGCACGCTGAGAAGTTCAATACACTTCGGCGGACCAATCAACAACTCTCCTCGCTGGACGAAGCGCCAGTAAATCTCACCTCATTCGAGAAAGCAAAGATGTCTCAGCCTCGCACAGACGACCTTCTACCGAGTCATCCGGGGGAGCCTTACCCGACTACACAGGTTATTCCTCGGGTAGAGGAGAAAGACCTTCAAGGGGCTGTCGTCCCGAGCACGTTCGCGCCTGGAATGGTGCCTGTGCAGATCGTGTCGGCGCTTCCTGCGTTGCCCGATCCGTTGTGGCCGCAGGGATACGTCGTCTTTCTGACGACTGACAACAAGCTATACCGCAGCACCGGCACTGCGTGGACTGTCGCTGTTCCTACGGTTGATCTCACCGGTCAAGTCACGTCCGCGCAGATCACCGACCTCGCCGTCACCACCGCCAAGCTCAATGACCTCGCTGTCTCCACAGCGAAGATTGCTGCGTTGGCGGTGGACAACGGGAAGATCGCTGCGTTAGCTGTAGATTCGGCAAAGCTCGCCGATCTCGCCGTCACCAACGCTAAGATTGCGTTGCTTGCTGTTGACACCGCACAGATCGCCGCTAGCGCTGTTTCGACGGCGAAGATTGCCGCGCTGGCAGTAGATAACGGGAAACTCGCGGCGTTGGCAGTCGATACAGCGAAGCTCGCCGATAACGCAGTTACTACAGTGAAGATCGCCGCAAATACCATTACCGCAGCTAAGATTGCGGTCAACACGCTGACAACTGATCGTCTCGTGGCTGGCTTCCGCAATTTTCTCTCGAATCCCGATAGGCTGAATGGATCGAGGAATCCTGGTTTCGAAGATGGGGCCACGTTCTGGAGCGCTGGTGCTGGAAGTGTTTTCGTAACCGATTCAGCTAAAGCTCACTCGGGTAACAAGTATCTCGAAATCACTGGTTCTGCTGGCGTATATACGCATTGTTTCCAGCGTGATGATGCAGATACAGCTTACACGTACTTAGAAGTTGAAGAAGGCGATGTCATTCAGTTCGGCGGTTGGGGATACAGGGAATCGGGCACGGCTTCGTGTCGCTATGTCATAGAAATTTTAGACAAAGATAAAGCAAACCCTGTCTATGAGGTTAGCTCTACGGTTACGACAGCGGCGTGGACTCAGTTATCCGCAACGTATACCGTAGTATCTGGTAAAAAGTATTTGCGCTTCGTTGTTGAAATAGCTAACGACGGTGCAGGTGCAACAGTCTGCCGCTTTGATGATTCCAGCATAATTATCATGCTGAATGGCTCATCTATCGTTGCCGCATCAATCACCGCTGCGAAGATTGCCGCCCACACGATCACCGCCAATGAGATCACCGCTCTAACGATTACCGCTGCTGAGATCGCTGCGGGCACCATTACTGGTGCAAAGATCGCTGCAACAACCATCACTGCTGCCAACATCGCAGCTTTGACCATCACTGCTGCAGAGATCGCCGCCTCCACAATCACAGGGGCGAAGATCGCAGCGAACACCATCACTGCGGCAGAGATTGCAGCGAACACCATCACTGCGGCAGAGATTGCAGCAGGCACCATCACTGGTGGTAAGATCGCCGCTACGACAATCACCGCTGCAAACATAGCCGCTCTGACGATCACAGCAGCAGAAATTGCTGCGAGCACTATTACCGGTGCGAAGATCGCTGCAAATACTATCACCGCTGCGAACATCACCGCTCTGACGATTACTGCTGCTGAACTAGCTGCTGACTCGGTGACTACGAACAAGATTCTTGCTGGCGCAGTCACAGCGGCGAAAATCACCGTTAGCACGCTGAGTTCTATCGTCGCGGATATCGGCACGATTACTGCCGGTCTGCTCCGAGACACCGCTTCCACGTTCATAGCTGATCTAACAAACGCCCTGCTTACCATCACCGATACGCAGGGCTCTCCTGTGGTTCGGTTGAAGCTAGGTAAGATCGCCGGTGGAGCGACAGATTACGGGCTTCAGATTTTCGATAAAGACGCCGCTACTGTTGCCGATTTCACTGGTGCTAAACGAATTCTTGCTGTACCGGTGCAGCCATCTATCGACAGCGGAACTTCGCTCACTGTAGACCTTTCGACCGGCCTTACGCAGCAGGTGCGTCTTACTGGCACGGCAACGATCACGCTCAGCAATCCTACGAACGGTGGGCGGTATCGCATCTGGTTTCAGCAAGACGCAACGGGCTCTCGTCCCTTTCCGACGATATTAGGGCCGAACGGTGAAGTTTTCATGTATACAGCCGACACTCCACCGACGCTCACCACCACGCCTGGGGCAATGGATTTGTTCGAGTTTGAGTACCGAACTAATCCGACTACGCGCTTCACGGTGATGACGCTTCAAACAAACGTGATGGCACCTACGCCTCAGGTGCAGAGCATGACTGGAACATCTGTCAGTTCTGCTTCGGTGAATCACAACGTCTCGATGCCCGCTACTGTGAATGCTGGCGAACTGCTTCTGATGATAATTACGTTCCACGCCACGCAAGGGTCTGTTACCACGCCTTCTGGTTGGACTGCATCTGGAGCCATCGGCTTAGCTAACACATTTACGAAAGCAGCCAGCGGTTCAGAAGGTGGAACCACCGTTAACGTTGTGACAGGAAACTCCGTGAAAGCGGCAGCACAAACGTATAGGATTACACGTTGGTTCGGAAATGCTGGAACAAACGGGGTTGTAGTTACCACTAACTCTGGCGCTCCAGGTACAGGCGCCGATCCAAGCAACAACACTCCAGGTTGGACAGATCGAACGTTGTGGTTGGCGGCAGTAGGTGTTACCGGCAATCCTACTTTCAGTGTTGATCCAACGAATTATGCCAATCTCAATTCAACCGGCGATGGAGCCTCAACGTGCTTAGTCCGTTCTCTTCGCAGAACTCTGTACGCTACTTCTGAGAATCCCAGCACGTTCACATGGTCTGGCTCTCAGTCTTGGGCCGTGTTTACTATCGCGGTTCGTCCCCCAGCTTAAAAGGAGAAGGAACATGTGGTCAGACGGCGTAAAAAGGAGAGGAAAGATGCAGTCAGTAAGAAAGAACAAGAACATCCTGTATAAAATCCCCGAGCGCGAGCGCGGTCATCTTGAAGCGTTTGCCGCTCAGCGGGCCTCATTGGACGCCAGCTATCTTGGAATCTTGAAGGGAATCATCGAGCGAGAGAAACTTCCGCCCGATGCGATCTTCGATCCTGAAAAGTGTGCGTTCATCAAAAGCAACGCTTAATGACGGCCCCTATCAGACCTGATCCCCCGGCTAAGTTCGTGCCGGGGCGGTCAGGCCTTTCGAAGGAATGGCAGTCATACTTCGCTAAACCTTTCGTAGCAGACACGCTAAGCCGACTCGTTAATGATCCCGTTGAAGTCAGTTCGTTCGACAGTCCTCCGCAAGACCTGCCAAATTTGCGAGCAGGAACAACGAATGCTGGTACCATCCAGTTGTATGGGAAGCAAGACGAGGAAGCGCTCGGTGCATTCACACACGAGGTGGGTCACGTCATTGACCGGCGTTCCCAGGAAACTGGTGATGCGCTTGAGATTACTGAGACTCTAAGGGCAATCTTCAATACTGCGAAGCCACCCGCGTTCACTTACGAGAGTGACACAGGTAACCCGCCAGCAGAATACGTTGCTGAGACATTCCGTTCAGCAATGGAGATCGTTAGGTCACCAGCAGATCAACAGCAACTAAACCTCCAACAAGCTGAGAGACAGTTCCCAGGTATCTCGCTGTGGTACAACTGGATTCAACAGCGTCTTAAAAGCAACACAACTGCTACTAAGTAACTAAACCCTCCTGCCGCCTTCGGGCGACAGCCGCAAAGCCCCCGGACAATCGCGCACTCCGCGACCGGGGGCTTCTGTGTGTTTTCCCTTCAAGGAAAGTATTTCTCATGAAACTCTTTGAAAAGCTGTCCATCTTGCTGCTGCTCATTGGCATGGCTGCTTGCGCTCATGGTCCACTTCGTGAACGAGTTAGTTCGACTGCGCGTAATGCCCGAATGGTCGAGTATGTAGCGGTTGTCGGAAGCCCTCTTGCATGGAAGTCTTCCGGCTATTGGCGTCAGGAAGATTTAGGCTGGCCTCCTCAAGTTGTTTTCGCCAAAGATAGAACTGCGTGCCCTCTCTGGCAGATCGTTGTCTTTGAACCAGAACCAGACACGTTCTTTATTTGCCCAACTCAGTGGCGTGTTAACAGACCATAAATGTGTCTAACACTCTGATAGTTGTTGGCTCACTGGTTTTCGGGTTTCTCACTTCAGCAGCGCAAACGTGGTGTCTTCTCGCTATCGAGAAACGATCCGCAGGCAAAGCTGCGTGGTGGGACATCGTGATCTGTGTGTCATCCCTTATAGTCATCTATACGCACAACATGGAAGCCTTTGCGGCCTACGTCGTAGGCAGCGCGTGGGCTACATGGTGGAGCGTGAAACGCGAGAAAAAGTAACGTGGCACAATTTACCCTTCCTAAAATTGGGGATGGGACAGGTGGTACGGTAGCTCCCGGTAATGCACAGTTAGCGACAGCGGGAGCTGCCGAACTTGCTGAAATTCTCGATCACTTCGGGAAGAAAGTTGCTCAGTTAACGCCACGAAAGCGGATGCTGTTCATTGCCGTTGAAGCGGAACGACAACTGTGGTCCTTTTCCGATTCCCCCAACACATTTCCAGCAGCGGACGTTGATCCTCCCGGTGGTGGCGGCGGACCACACGCTACCACACACCAAGATGGTGGATTAGATGAAATCAGTGTCACGGCGCTTTCGGGCCTACTGGCTGACCCACAAGCACCGCTTTCTCACGCGCACATCATTGCTGACACCACCGGGCTCCAAACGGTTCTGGATGGTAAAGCGGATGACGCTCATACTCACGTCATTGCTGACACTACTGGCCTACAGGCTGCGCTTGATGGTAAAGCGCCAACGTCGCACAGTCACGCGATTTCTGACACCACTGGTCTCCAAACTGCGCTTGACGGTAAGGCTGCTCTCACGCACACGCATCCGGCAAGCGATGTGGCATCTGGCACACTTGACATCGCCAGAATCCCAACGGGCCAGACAGGCAGTACGGTCCCGTTTGGCAACGACGCTCGCTTCACTGATGCGCGGACGCCGGTAGCTCACGCCACGTCTCACAAGAGTGGTGGCGGCGATCCGATTAAGCTGGATGAACTTGCTGCCCCAACCGACATCACCACGCTTGATGCTGATACCTCGAAGCACGGACTGATGAAGAAGTTTCCCGGTGGTACTACGAATTTCTTGCGGGCTGACGGAGCCTTCGCCACACCTCCAGGTGGTGGCTCTGTTACCGCACCCTTCATGGGTGACCAAGCGCCGGGATCGTTTACCGTGGTTACAGGGCAATTTGGTCTGCACGCAAACGGACGAATCAAACTCACGACTACGCAACGCGCAACACTTCAAGGAACAGGAAGACTGAGACTGACCTAATGGCTGACATACTCGTAGATGTACAGGGTACGCCTTCAACACCTAGCGCCGGAACAGCAATCATTTTCGTTGATACAAATGGTAAAATTCTCGGCGTTAAAAACGAAGCTGGTATCGTTGTCTCAGCACGCTCTGAGAACGCTTCAGTCGCAGCGCAGGGTCCGGGGTTTGCATCGGATACCTATGTTACGAACTCCGACATTCAAATTCCGTCATTCCTTCAAGCGGGGGCCATCTTTCGCTGGACAATCTCAGTCTCCAAGACTGCTGCGGGAATTGCTACACCGGTTTACACAATCCGAATTGGATCGAACCGCACTACAGCGGATACTGCGCGACTTACACTTACAGGTCCAGCACAGACCGCCGCCGCTGATGTTGCAGTTATCAATATCTATGTCGTAGTTCGTAGTGTTGGTGCCAGCGGAGTGCTCCAAGGCACCACCAGCATGGATCACAATCTTGCGGCAACGGGCTTTGCAAACAATGCGGCAGGTTTAGTGGAAGCAACCAGTGCAGGATTCGACAACACTGCGCTCGCAGGTCAATTCATTGGCTTATCTATCAACGGCGGCGCATCAGCCGCTTGGACAATTACGCAGGTTCGCGTAGAAGCAAAGTGGTAAAAACCCATTCAGGGAGGCACCGTGAAACTCATCGGTCGCCTCCCTCGATGGACTGGTAGTGATGAAGTAGAAGTGAACCTGCTGTTAATCCCCAATGCCATCGTGTTCGTAATGTTCCTGCTGGCTCCTCATTGGAAATTCGCATGGAAATTCAGAGCACTATGGCGATACCTACTGTGGCACCTAGGAGGGTAAATGATTTGTCATGAAGTGGAAGGGGGCAGAGCCAAGAGCGGCAACCGGACAACGGCACTATCGCGGGCATCCAATCCCGCTGCCCCCGCTAGTATTAGTTTTATAGTGGCACACTAATCGGCACACTTAGAAGGCCAGCCAACCTCGTAAGTCTAAGAGCCACCGGTCGGATTTGAACCGACGACCGCTCGATTACGAATCTCCGGTATTCTGCGTCGTAAAGCGTTAGGCCCGAGAGGGCTGACTCGTGTACGACGCGCTTCCAGGGTACACACGCGCAGAATACCGGAGCATGAACCACAATTGTGCCACGTAAGCACTTGCAGGGGTTATCCCTGCGTGGTATATCCCAAGGTAAGCACACTAGCGGCACACTTGAGGTTCCTGCTCCGTTAGAACAACCACCCCAAGGAGGGGGCATGAAGACCGACTTCAGCTTATACGAAGTGCTACATCACTGGAAGAGAAGCGGCACCTGGTTTCAACTCACGCTAGATATACTCGCGCATCCTTGGATGTATTGGCGTATCTGGAGGGCTCTTTCATGACCACACGCGGCCAGATGATCCCTCGTGGGGACAACAAGTGGCTCCTCAGAGTCTATGTCGGTCGCGACGGCAACGGGAAACGCAAGTACGTCGGTGAGACCTTCGAGGGAACCACGCATCAGGCGGGTCAAGCGCTCACCAAGATGCTTCGCTCGAACGATACTCACACGCTTGCTGCTCCTGTGAAGATCACTCTTGCAGAGTACGTTGAAGAGTGGTACAAGTCTAAGGTGCAGATCAGTGAATCTACGCTGAATGGGTACAAGTTGCACCTGAAGCTCTACATCCTGCCCTCACTCGGGCACCTCAAGCTCCATCAGTTGACGCCTCCTGTTGTGCAGGCTGCTTACAACGCCCTGATAGCTCAAAAGCTCTCACCACGCACCATAGAGTACGCCCACACTGTGCTGCACCAGGCGTTGGGCAAGGCAATTAAGTTGGGATACCTCGTTAGGAACCCAACGGAAGACACTGAGCGACCGGCAAAGGTTGAACGTGAGTTCACCATCCTGTCGCCAGACCAAATGGTGACCTTATTTCGGAGTGAGCAAGGGCGTCGGTTACTCCCTCTCTGGCTCCTCTTGCTTGACACTGGGTTACGCCCTGGTGAAGCACTGGCTCTGAAGTGGCCCGACTTGGAAGGTGAGACCCTCCGCGTTCAGCGTGTCATCGTCAGGACAACCAAGGGTGCTTACAAGGTTGTTGAGCGCAAAGCTAAGACTCAGAAGTCGCTCCGGCCTGTCACGCTGTCAAAGTCGATGATCGAAGCACTGAAAGAGCACAAGCTACAGCAAATCAAGGAAATTCTAGCCTATGGACCGCATTATTCCAGAAATGATTTTATCTTTGCAACCAAAGTTGGGTCTTTTCTCGACCCTAACAATGTTAGAAACCGTTTCAAGTCCGCACTGGAACGAGCGGGTCTGCCAACTGCCATCCGACTTTACGATACCAGACACTCACACGCCACCGCTCTGCTCAACGAGGGTAATGTCAACCTCGCTTGGGTCTCGGCACGCCTCGGCCATTCGAGTACGAGGGTTACGGAAGCCATTTACGCCAAGGTGATGCCAGAAGCTCACAGGCAGATGGCCGATACGATGGAACAGATCATGGAAACTGCTCGCAGAAAAGCCACTTCGCGCTGATGGGTAAAGCCGCGCTAGCACTGCTATGGGGAGTCCTGACACTTGGAGGGCTCCTCCTCTTCTTTTGGGTGCTCGGCGCTGTTATCGAGTGGCCGGAACGCCTGATTCGTAGGCTGTTCAAGAAGAAAACCCCGCCACATCAGCATGCTCCTAAGCCGCCGCAGCATCATCCAGACGACGGCTTCGACCATCCAGCTTAAGCTGTTCAACTTGCTGAATCATCTCATTGATCGTTGAGATAATCGCCATCGCACTGTCTTGGAAGACAATGCTAGTATCGAGGTGGTCATGCGTGATGCGATCTTCCTGGGAGACACGCTGTTTAGCGAGCTGGAGATGACAGTTCGCTACAGCTAATGCGCCTTGAGCAGCCAGTGCGATCTCTCTGAGAGCAGAAACATTCACTTGTAACCATCCTCCAAACGTGTTGGTGAGCCTGCCAAGCCGTTAACATGTCCATGTTAAGTGCCAACAATACGGCACGGAGTGACTCGTGTCACATGAACTGACTTTCAAGCAGTGGCACCACGGATATCTCGGCCTTCTCCTGATCGCTTACGGGCTGGTTCAAGAGGTTCCGCTCTTCGTTGTCACAGGCAGCATCCTCGTAGCAGATGATCTCCTTCAGCACAGCGTGCAGTACTTGACGCAGACAGAGTGGCAGAGCCCGCTGAGACGACTGTATGGTCTCGTGTATGCGAAGTCGGCGGTTGTAAGGGCGGTTAACCGGTGGTTAGACGAGCTGTTCAACTAAAGAGAGCAGGTCGTACACGACAGGCAAATTAATCTCCGTCGCTAAACGGGAAACAATGTAAACTGCGAGGCGGCTGTTCTCTCAGAATTTTGAAATGAATTTTCGTGGGGGTCAACGTTCTGTTGGCCCCGCGCGTTTCCCCCCGTGTACCCCTACCCCGCGCGCGTTCGATCCCTGCCCCGCGCCTGGGCACACTAGCGGCACACACGCGCGCGTAAGTCTCGCGGTAACACGCGGTTAGCTACGCGCTACTGATTGGCAATCAAGCGGTCGTCTGTCCTGAGCGCCCTCTACTGAGGCGCTAGCACGCTGCTAGCACAGTGCTCGCGTTGTGCTTGCTTTGGTCTGGTCCTGGTCTTATCGGTCTTTTTTTTTGATCCAGCAACATGCTTGCACTCTGCCAGCACTCTGCTAGTTTGCGGTAGTCACTTGGCTACGTGTCAGAATGTCTAGCCTTGTCATTCAATCACTTGGCTCTGTGGCATATCCCTTGCTGGGATAAATGGTCGCACCAGCAACACGGCGCTAGGGAAATACCGGCAACGCAAACGCCACTCTACATCAGGCGACGGCCCGACTAGCAAAGCATGGCTAGAGCAAGCCGAACGATCCCCGGAGTTGTTCCCGAACCATAGGCCAGCCCTCTACCGCTACGGCGACAGGGATAGCAAAGAGGCCGAACGATAAACACGCGCAAGGGAAGCGATAGCAAGCTAGCCCCCGACATTCGTGCAATGCGAGCGGCGCGCATTTCCCAACACAAGAGGCAAGCAATGAAACGCGCAACACTCTACGCGGTCGCTGTTGACGTTGTGTGCCCTGATTGCGGCACACCACAGCCAAGCCCAAGCAACGGATCATTCGCCTGGCTACCAGAGGAAACAAGCGGCGCAACGCAGTGCATCAACAACGGCTGTGCCGCAATGCTTAGTCTGGACGCTAAGACGGCGAAGGTAGACCGCTTTTAGTCCGCAGTTTCCCCGCTTCACAACTCACAGTCACTCACTCGTTATCAGAGGGCCAAGGTCGCGGTCAAATGCGACCGCTCAAACAAATGGCACACTTTCGCGCGGTTATCCAAGGACAAAGAGGCGAAGCGTCACGACTAGGCAGCAAGGCAACAGGCATTAGTGCGAACGTCGCTAGCTGGCAGGGCGGTGTCGATGTGCGGCTGTGGGAAGCTGATGGCATTGATATGTGCCGCATTGAATTGGTTCCGCACTACGGCAAGGGAACTACTCGCTTGTTGTACGATGGTCCTGTTTCTGGTGCCTCGCAGAATTTCCCAATCACCCTAATCGGCGCCCATACACACCATCAAGTATAACTACCACTATCTGTAGACTAGCCCGTGGCGTAACCAAGCGCCCCTAGCCAAGCTGCAAGAGGCTTGGCCGGGATTGCTCACGTTGTAGCACGCTGCTAACGTATCGCTACTACCTCTACTACCAAGGGGGAAATGTATGGCACGCACACGCACACCAGAAGAACGACTGAATGACGCAATCCTAAGCTTTGCTCAGGGCGTCAACAACGACTTTGAGGAAGTGATTCGCGCGCTGGCTAAAAATGGACAAGCGGATATTGCTGATGATTTGCTGAAGCTCCACGATGAGTGGCGCGACGCCTGGCAAGCCGCTTTCGACTCTTTCACCTCGCAAGCCGCTTTCGACCCTTACAGGGAAAAGAGCGATGCCTAAATCAAATGGCACTCGCCAGCAAATAGGCGTCCGTCTCTACAATGACGCTATCAAGCTGCTAGCAAAGTTGCAGCAGCACTACGCTGACAAGGCGGGTCTACGCGAGGCTATCTCGCAGTCTGACGCTGTGGACAGGATGATTCGAGATACCAGCAAACGGGAAGGTGTAAAATGAAATACACCTACAATGACGGAGGAAGGAAGGTCGCGGGCTTCACAGGAACAACAGGGGATTGTGTTTGCCGGTCTATCGCTATTGCAACCGGCTTGCCGTACCTCCAGGTCTACAACGCACTAAATCATACAGCACAATCAGAACGGCGAAGTAGACGGAAGCGTAAACGATCTAGTGCCCGCACTGGTATCTACAAAGGCACAATTCGCAGATTTCT